CATACACAGGCAAGTTTATTGGAACAAAAGAAGCCGATAGAGCAAAAGAATTAAAGAGAATTAAAGAAGGAAAGCCTACATACGCAGGAAAGCCAAAAGCAAAGCCTTCAACAGTTCAGCAAGTTGCAAAGCGCTTTGGAGTTACAGCACGCGAAGCACGCGACATTGCAACAGCATTATCAACTGCTGCTCGTACAGTTACAGATTCAAATGTTAGTGGTCGCGCAGGCGGCGGCGGTGGAGTGGCCAGTGTAACAAAAAAGGGTAAGCAAGTAGGACCCCGTGAACTTGCAGGTGAAGTTCGTGGACGAGCAGTAAGAAATCTTGCCAAGCAAGTTGGAGAAGTTTACACAGCAGCAACTAAGGGCAAGAGTGGAACTCAATCTGCTCAAATTAAGTCTGTAAAGAGCAGATCTGGAAAGACAGTTGCTGAGAGATATGCACTTGAAACTAAGCGCAAGCAGGGCAGCAAGAAGTAATGGCAAATATGAAAAAGAAATCAGATGGTTCAAACACAAAGCCATTCAACGTTAAGTTGATGACACCACGTGAACTTGTTGGCGGAAAAGAACCTAGCAAGATTAAGCGAGCACCTGACTCAATGTTGAGAAAAACAAATGAAAAAATTAAGTCAATGCCAAAGGTAAAGATTACTGGCAGTGCTTCTAGTAAGCCACAAGTTTCTGGTTCAATGATTAAGTCTCAACCAAAGACTGCTACAAAGCCAAAGGCTCCAGCGGTTTCAAAGGGTACAAAGACTCTAATGCCAAAGGTCGGTCCTAAGCCAACAAGAACTTTGGCACCTAAGCCTAAGACTACAAAGAAGGCACCAGGTAAGATGACTAAGCAGGATGCAGCAATGAAGAAGATCCTCGAAGGCAAATACGGCAAGATTTACGGATAAGGAAAACAATTGTTATCAACTAAAGAGGTAGTAGCAAAGGTTAATCGCCTTCAAACACGCTACGCCGCACGTGACCAGAGAATGCGTGATGTGCTCTCTGTACGTCAGGGAGACATTAGCAAGGTTTACCCTGCAATGTTTTCTGAGGAATACCCAAAGCCTCTAGTTGCTAACTTCATTGACGTGGCAGCGCGTGACCTTGCAGAAGCAATGGCACCGCTACCATCGTTCAACTGCGCTGCAACCAATATGGTTTCAGACTCAGCACGTAAGGCAGCAGATACACGTACTCGTATTGTTAACCATTACATTAGTGCATCTGAACTACAAATTCAAATGTATACTGGTGCTGACTGGTTTAATACCTACGGTATGTTGCCAGGTATGGTGGAGATGGACTATGAAACCAATAATCCGAGAATACGTCTGCTTAATCCTTTTGGTACTTATCCTGAAATTGATCGATTCGGTCGTACAGTTTCGCTTACACAAGTTATGGCATCTGATGCTGAAACGTTAGCAATGCAGTACCCAGAGTTCTATGACCAAATTATGCCAAAGAATGTTTATTCTCCTGGCTCACCTTATGTGTCACTAGTTCGCTACCACGACAAAGACCAAGATCTAATCTTTATCCCAGAGCGTAAGAACCTAGTACTATCAAACGTTCCAAACCCTATTGGAAAGTGTATGGCCTACGTTGCTATGCGCTCATCTATTGACGGTGAAGCACGTGGACAGTTTGATGATGTTCTATCAGTTCAACTTGCTCGTGCTCGTTTTGCAGTATTGCAGATCCAAGCAGCAGAAAAATCTATCCAAGCACCTATTGCTATCCCACAGGATGTGCAAGAGTTGGCACTTGGTCCAGATGCGATTATGCGTTCTGCCAATCCACAAGGTATTCGACGTGTTCCACTAGAACTACCACCTGGAGTCTTCCAAGAATCAGGTGTACTAGAGCGTGAATTACGTCTAGGTTCTCGTTACCCAGAGGTTCGCTCAGGTAACATCGATGCATCTATCGTTACAGGCCGTGGTGTGCAAGCACTACAGGCAGGCTTTGATACACAGATCAAGTCAGCACAAGCACAGTTTGCCCGTATGTTTACAGACCTTGCTTCTCTCTGCTTTGAAGTAGATGAGAAGATCTTTGGCAATATGACCAAGGAAATCAAGGGCGTAGATGATGGTACTCCGTTTAATATGAAGTACATCCCATCAAAGCAGATCGATGGCAACTACGGTGTAGATGTTCGTTACGGAATTATGTCTGGTATGGATCCTAACCGTGCAATCATTGCATTGTTACAGATGCGTTCAGATAAGTTAGTTTCTCGTGATTACGTACGTCGTGAGATCCCAATGGAACTCAACGTTACCCAGGAGGAACAACGTGTCGACATTGAAGAAATGCGCGACTCTCTTCGCGTTGCTGTTGCTCAGTATGCACAGGCAATACCTGCTCTTGCAGCGCAAGGTCAAGATCCATCTCAAATCATTACTCGTATTGCAGAAGTTATCCAAGGCCGTCAAAAGGGTCTTCAGTTAGAAACTATTATTGGTAAGGCATTTGCGCCAGAACCAGCGCCAGAGATGCCAATAGCACCAGAACTAATGCAGGGTGCACCACAAGTTCCAGCAGCGGGAGCACTCCCTGCCCCTGCCTCGCAGCCAACTCCAGAACAACCAGGAGGCGCACCCGCTGCTGCTCAACGTCCAGATATAGGCCAACTACTAGCCGCCATTGGCGGGGCAGCATAAAGAGGGGGTGTAAATATGAACAAAGGATCACGTGCAACAGCACCAATGTCAAAGCCAGTCGAAGGCAAGAAGGATACTTCAAAGCCAGCAGGTGGCAAGGTAGTACCATCAATGATGCCAGCAGGTCGTCGCGGCAACGCGGTAAAAAAGGGATAATCTTATTCTAATTAACGGAGGTATTGGGCGTGGAAAATAAGAACGATGTTCCACGTCCAATACACTTCGCTGATTTTTTAGTTGTCCTTACAGGTCTTGTACACAACCTTGCAAGTTCTGTGCAAACCTTTACAGAAGAAATTATGGAAATAGCAATTTACAATGCTAATAGAAACTCCAAAGTCAATAAGGCTTGGGAGCAATTTGCAAATGATTTAGAAAAGATACAGGAGGAAACCGATGGCAGATAACCCAATTAGAGGCGTATCAGGACCTGGTAAATTCTCCGTTCGTACAGATCTACCAGCATCACAAAATTATGGTGACCGTAAGGCTATGCAAGAACAAATAGCAGGAGCACCTACCGCTAGAACAGCAGATGTTCGCGGGTTACCTACAGGTCAAGTTCAGGCTGCAGCACAGGCTGCCCAACCACCTGTCACAGAATTATATGCACCAACCCAACGCCCTGATGAACCAATTACTTCAGGTGTAGCAGTAGGCCCAGGTCCAGGACCAGAGGTAATGGGCTACAACGGACAGTCAGAAAAACTATCTGACATTCTTTCTCAAATGCTTCCATACGATACAGATGGTGAAATAGCAATCCTTTACCAGCAAGCCGTATCTAGAGGTCTGTAATGGCAGAAACGCCAAAGAACTCTAACCTTGCACAAGCAGCATTTCGTGCAGGATTAAACCCGTCTCAGACACGTCAGATTGATGGACTTGCTTCAGCATTGTCTACTCATCAACGTCTATCTGATTTACCTAAGCAGTATGCAGCAGAAGAGTTTAATAAACTTCCTAATAACAAGAAGCAATCTCTTGTAGCGTTAACTGGTACTAACAAACCAGATGATGACCCAAATCGCTCTTGGTTAGAATCTGGTGCACACTATGCATTTCTACCTTTTAAGACTGCAGCAAAGACTTTATTTGACGTATTAGATTACGCATCAGATACGATGACACGCATCTACCGTGCTGGTGCTATTGCTACAAACGAAAACATTAACTTTGGTGATGCCTGGGGCAAAGCAGGTCGTGATGGTGAGAATGTCTTTATCCAAGATCGTATCAATACAGCAGTATCTCGTTACGGTAACGCACGAGTAAACGTTGCAAAGCGTATTGCTGCAGGTGTTGCTCCAGAGATTATCTTTGCAGAAGCACAGAATGAAGAAGAAAAGCGTATTGCAGCAGAAGCACAGCAGAGCGAAACAGGCGAGATTATTGATCCGCTACTACGTGATGCACTTGCTGAAGTAAACGCTGCTAAGTATTCTCCAGGTCGTCAGTTAGCAAACCTATTCTTGCCTCAAGACTTAGAGGGTAAGGGTCCATTATATTCTTGGATCTCAGGTGCAACAGATGCAACCTACCGAATCTTTATGGATCCAACCCTTCTTCTTGGCAAGGCACGTAAGATTTATCTTGGTGGTTCACAGGCTCTTAAAATTACTGGCAAGTATGCAGCAGCAGCCAAACTTGGTAGCGCTGCAAAGGTATCTAAGTACTTTGATACTACAGATATCTTTGGTACAAAGAATGTACAGAACCTATGGACAGATTACACAGATCGCTTTACTAAGTACGTTGCTGCAAAAGAATCAGGTAACATCGATGAGATTGCACAAGCACGTACCGCACTTAACGATTTAGCACCAGAACTAAGCGATGACTTTATTGTATCCTTTAAGTCATTTGGCGAAAAAGAGTTTAGTGGCGTATGGGATATAGATACTGCTAAGGCTTTTCTTTCAGATGCTTCCAAGATTGAGCCTATGCTCTATGGTCAAGCAGGTGCTCGTATCAAGTTAGCACCACGTATGTCACCTGCACGTAAGGCAAGAGTTCTTGCTCTTACAACAGGACGACGTGTGTTTGATATAGATAAAGACTCACGTGCGCTAATTCGCACAATGGAACTAACAGATGAGGATGCTCTCCTATCTGCTGTAGTAGGTAGTGAAACGCTATCTCCAGTAGAAGCAGGTGCAGAACTTGCTGGCAAGATTATTCAAGGTCGCCAGAACATTAAACGATTTACTCCAGAATACTTTGCTGACCGTATTGATCGTATCAAGGCCAAGTTCACACCTATTGCTTCCCTGATAGATGATGAAGCATTTGACCATACATCAAAGACAGCAACACAAGACTTTTTCCGTTACTCACGTATGGCGCTAGGCTCATACCACGCACGAGCATTTACTGAGATCTATGCATCAGCAGATCTTGGTCAACGCAAAGCAATGATGAAGGGCATCCAGTCAACTGTTGGAAACCTTATTGGTCTAGACAAGACCGAAGGTGGACGTAAGTTACTTAATGCTATTCGAGACGATGTATTTTCTGGTGCTTCATACTCAGCACGTTCTGTAGATGGATCTATTCCATCAGAACTTGATGGTATTGATAGCGCACTTTACTTTTCACAAACATCTAATGTATCTCGTGTTATTGGTCTTCGTGATATGCAGCGCTTTGCAGGACGTGAGTCCTTCCTAAGCCGTGTATTGGGTATCCAGTACAAAGAGGGCGCAGAGCGCACAGTAGATGCGTGGACATTTGGAACTATCGCTGGTCCTCGTTTCCCAGTACGTAACGCTATTGAAGATTACACAATGGGTATCTTAAATGGTCAGTCACTTCTTGCTACTGCACGTTCACGTCGCACAGCAACTAAGATTCGCTTAGGTTCTGGACAAGACCTAGGTATGATTAACCGTGTTGCCAAGCGTAAGGATATAGAGTATTTCAGAACTCGCCTTGCTGCAGTTAATGGTGAAGTAGGCGCTACTGATGATCTTGTTAAGCGTGGCATTCTTTCTGAAAGCGAAGTTGCTACCTATCGTGGATTAACACCACGTCAAAGATTAGAGCAACGCCGTATTATTATGGCAGAGGCGCTACTAGGTTCTAAGATTGATGATGTCGCTAATGCAGATATCCTCGAGAAGTTACCAAGTCATATCAAGGACTTTGTTAAGTATGGCAATCTAGAGACACTATTGCGTGGAGCAGGCGAAGGTGCCTCTAACGCAATCAGCGGTCTTAATGCATCTTCACGTGCGATGGCAACTGCAGATCGCAACGGCAAGACAGTTGCTCTTACATTTAATGACACTGCAATGCGCCCAATAGGTGGAAGTAGTTTTACCCAGAAGTCTCTTATCGATGACCAAGGTAAACTTGCCTGGGGTTGGAACATTATTATTCGCTCAACCGATGATATCGGTGAACGTGGTATTCAGTTGTTTGACGATACAATTACACAAGAAGAATTTGTCTCTCAACTTGCACCACATATCGCATCTTTCGGCGATCAACTTACAACTTTTATGCGTTACACAAAAGAAGGTTACACACCTGAGCAACACGCAGCAGCAATCTATGATGACCTAAAGAATCTCTTTAGTCGTCAAGATGGCAAGTCTGTTAATATGGATTTGTTAGGTAAGATTCGCAAGGTAGATGAAAACGGTCAGGCATACATCGATCTAGAAGATTTTAACCTAGAAGATTTACCTACAAACATTGAAGATTTACCTGCATCTGTAGCAGGACCTGCATTTATGCCAGTAATGGAAAGCAAGAACATCCTTACCGACCTATCTAAGCGTGGATGGACCTGGTTAGGTGAGTCAAACGCACGTTTCTCACGTGAACCATTGGTAGTTAACGCAGCAGTTCGCTACTACGATGACTTAAATGCACCAGGTGGCTACGCAGAAGACCTGATTAACCTTTACACAAAGGGAATTACAGACCCTGTAGCACGTGAAGCAGCAGTAGATGCAGCAAAGTCACAGATTGTACGCATATCTGAGGAACTTGCACTGGAATCTACCCTTGCATTTGTGGATAACCCTGCACTTCGTACGCAATTAGCGTGGTCTGCACGTAACTTTGCTCGTTTCTATCGTGCAACTGAAGACTTCTATCGTCGTTTGTACCGTACTGTTAAGTATAACCCAGAGGCTATACAGAAAGCAGCACTAACTTACGAAGGTGTAAGCCATTCTGGATTCGTTCAGAAGGATGACCAGGGTGAGGCGTACTTTGTCTACCCAGGTTTGGCTCCTGTCTACGGTGCAATGAAGAAAGCACTAGATGTATTCGGTCTTGGAGACAAGTTTGTAGCACCATTGCCACTAGAGTTCAGTGCAAAGTTAAAGATGCTTACACCATCCTTTGATCCTGAGTCTTGGGCACCAACATTTTCTGGTCCATTGGCAGCATTGCCATTGAACACCATCTATTCTCTAGTACCAAGTCTTGCTAAGTCTGAGAACGCAATTGTTGCTCGTATTGGTAAGGAACTAGGTTCAGTAGAGCGTGCAACACTTGGACCTATTGGACAAGATCAGCCGTTTATTAACGCATTGCTTCCAGCACACGTCAATAGATTGATGGCTGCTATGAATAAGGATGAACGTGAGTCCCAATACGCATCAGCATTCCGCAAGGCTGTAACATATCTTGAAGCAGCAGGCAGAACACCAGGTGCAGATGCATCTCCAGGTGAGATCAAAGATTATCAAGAATCATTAGAAGCAAGCGTTCAAAGTATTCTTGGTGTTCGTTTCGTAGCAGGATTCTTTGCTCCAGCAAGCCCATCTGTATCTCTAAAATCAGATATGGCTGAGTGGGCACGAGATAATGGAAACGTAAACTTCAAGCAAACCTGGAACAAACTGATTAACAAGTATGCAGAGCAGGGATCTTCTGATCCATACGGCGAGGCAATGGCAGATTGGGTAAAGTATTTCCCTAATCAAGTTCCATTTACTGTTAATGAGTCAGATCCACAGGTATTGCCATACTTCCAGTCCAGTAATGCAGCATCTAGGTGGGTAGAAGATAACCGTGCTTTGGTTAAGAAGTACCCACAGGGTTCAGCATTCTTGATTCCAAATACTGGTGAATTTACCTACGATGCATACCAGACATTGATGAATGAAGGCTATCGCCAGAAGAAGTTAATTGGCGACTACCTCAAGGAAGTATCAGTAGCCAAGGATGAGCAGGTCTATTACTCACAAAAGGCTATTCGTGATGAAGCCTTGACGGGTTCATTCACAGACCGTGAGCGCAGAATTGTCAACGACAATTGGCAGGCTTGGTCAAAGGAATTTCTAGCAGCACGTCCATTACTACGTATGGAGTTTGCTAGTGCAGCAGAAAACACCATCAAGCGTGACGCAGCATTTGCTGATTTACGTGAGATGATTAAAGAACCAAACCTTACTGGACCTACTATCGGTCGTCTGCGTGAGATGGTACGTGAGTACGATGACTATAACATTTTAGTTACTACTCAGTACAACTCAAACTCAGACCGCGATATTAAGGTTCGCAAGTCTTACAAAGAATCATTACAACTACGCTTGCAGGAGATTGCAGCAGGAGATCCTAGTGCAACTTCCACATATAGCGTTTTATTTAGCAGATTGATTGGTGACTAATGGCAGAGACATTTATACCTTTTGACCCTAAGAAGGTACCAGCAGGTGTCATTATCACAGGCGGCACAACATCAAAGACTAAGCAATACCAAGGTACGACTCTTGTAGATGTTGTAGTTACTGATCCAACTCTTGCAGATCGAAACAAACTACTACAAGATTTTGAAGGATTTACTGCTGATTACCGTAAGGCTCTTGCCCAGAAGTTAAAGGCTGCAGGATATTATCGTGGCGATGTTACTGGTAAGCCAACTCTTAAATTACAAGATGCTTACTTTAACGCCTATGAAGATCTTAATGCCTATACACGTGAGCGATTTACCGCTCTTCCTGCTGCAGCACAACAGACAACACCAATAGATAATCTTGAATCATTCCTATCTAAGCAGACTGCTGATGATGGCGGTGGTGCTGAAAAGATTACCAAGATCCAGCAACAAACAAATCTTAGTCCAGATAGTATCGAAGCAACTATCGACAAAGTGTTCCGTGATCTAACAGGTTCTGGTGCATCCAAGGCACAGATTGCTAAGTATACAAAGAACATTCAAACACAAATGGCCAAGCCAGAAAACCTTGCTCAGACTGAGTACAAGAGTATGGGTGGTGGCGTACAACGCCAGATCACAACTCAAGCAGCATTTAATCCAGAGGCATTTCTTATCGAAGAAGTATCTAAGGGTGATCCTGCTAAGGCAAGTAGCGTTATGGGATTCTATGAAGTATTCAACAAGTTCATTGGGAGGGGATAATGGCTAGTCCAGTTACCACTAAGTTAAATCAACTTAGTTCCCAGTACAGTGCAAAAGTAAAGAAAATCAGAGAACTTGAAGCATCAAAGCGCAGTTGGTTCACAGACGCTGAAACAAAAAAAGTAAATGATGAAATCAATAAACTTACAGCCGATGCCAAAAAAGATTTTGATGATCTTGCTAAATTACAAAAGTTAGAAAAACCAGCAAAAGATTATGTAAGTCTTCAAACTAAGATAAGAGAAAAGCAACTAGCCATTGCTAAGGCTGAGGCTCGCGGAGAAAACACAACTCAGTTAAAGGCCGATCAAAAAGATTTGACTGATAAATTTAATTCAATTGCTCCAGCGGTTGAGCAAGCATTTCCTGATATCAAGGTAAAGCCTACAGAAAAAGCAAAGACTGGTCCACTGGGCAATGTCCAAATGACCACTGGTACGGCTATTACTGATACTGCTGCATCTAAGGCTGCAGCAGCAAAGAATAAAGTAGTAACTCCAGGAGTTGGCGACCAAGCAAAACTTCCTCCAAAGAAGACTAAGGCCGTATCATCTCCAGCATTTGCTCAGGAAGATGTGGTTGATACAACCACTCTAGAAGGTATTAGGAAGGCTAGTGCACGTACTGTTACTGGCACTAAAACTGCTACTGGTGCTGAAGATATCAATGCCATCTATTCACTTGCTCGTTCTAAGTATGGAAACGTAGATTCTATTTTTCTATACGATGATGAACTAAAACAACTTCTTATTGATGCTGTTAAGGATCCAGCAACTTCTGAAGATGATATGGAGCCAGAGGAGTTTACTCGTCGTCTGGCAGCATCTGATTGGGCTATTCGCAATGGTACTACTTATGCAAAGCGTGATGCACAACGCAGAGAATATGATGAAACTCTTGCTAAGTATAATCAACAATTAGAACTTGCTGATACACAGCAAAAGAAAGATGCAATCCTTTCTAAAATTGGTCAGTTAAAGACTACATCTTCTTATGCTATGGGTCTTGCATCTGCCAAAGCATTCATTGAAGCCGCTGCTTCAGGTCTTACTGGAACAATGTCGCCTGAGCGCCTTGATGCATTTGTCAAGCGTATGTATGACTCAGCCAATGACAAAGATCCAAACATCATTAACCGTGAATTATCAGCGCTTATCTCGTACAAGCCTGGTACACAACTAGGTGGATCAGTTGGAGCAGATTTAACATCGCTTCGTGCAACAGCACGTGCTAATGGATTTAACCTAGATACACAATTTGGTTCTAATATCAATGACTGGTTACAGCGCCTTGCTAAAGGTGAATCAGTTGAGACATTTAAGAATACAATCCGTGGTGCTGCAAAGTTAGGTCTACCAGACAAGGTAGCAAACCTACTAGACCAAGGTTTAGACCTCAAGGATATCTATGCTCCATACAGAAATGTTATGGCATCAGTTCTTGAAGTAGCACCTGATTCTATTAGTCTTGACGATAAGACATTACGTATGGCTATTGGACCAGAGAAGGAAACATCTCTCTATGATTTCCAGCGAATTCTTCGCAAAGATCCACGCTGGCAGTACACAGATAATGCTCGCACTGAATCATCAGACTCAGTACTTAAAGTCCTACGTGACTTCGGATTCCAGGGGTAATAATGGCTAGATATAATCCAGAACTAATGATGGTTGATGATGGACAAGAACAACCTAAGAGGGTTTTTGGTCCAAAGAATCCTCCAGTTTCAGAAGAAGAACTTGCAAAGATACTAAAAGAAGAAAATAAAAAGTATAACCCAACAACTGGTATACCCTTTAGTGAGCCTGAAGGTATGATTCCGTCAGGTTTTACCCCAGGACCATTTCCTAAAGAATTAGAAAAATTCTTTGGTCCATCTGAAGGTGTGACAGGTTACAAAATTGAAACATTTACAGATCAAGAAGGAAAAACATATAATCAGTTATCTGTAGCAACGAGCCCTACTTCATCTCAAACCTATGGAGCAGCATTTACTCAAGGAGCCGATGGAGAGTTTACTGTTGTCTCGCCTAAAATACCACGCGATCAAGGATCAGACGATGAGGACGGGCTAGATTATGGTGTTGGCGTTGGTGGTGGAATTTATACAGCATCAGACGGAAGAAAATTTAACGACCCAGACACGTTTGCTATGTATCAAGCAAACTTGGAAGAAAAAAAAGCAGATCGTAAATCAGCATACGACCTTCTATATTCAGAGTTTAAGCAGTATGGACTTGAGGCTTTAGTAAGCCCACTCAAGTCTTTAATTGAAGAAGGTGTATCTCCATCAGAGTTTACTCTTCGTCTACGTGAAACAGATGCCTACAAGAAGCGCTTTGCTGCAAACGCACAGCGTGTGGCTAAGGGGCTTCGTGCACTATCTGAGGCTGAGTACATCGGTACTGAAGACCAGTATCAGGATGTAATGCGTCGTTATGGTATGCCAGAGTCCTATTACACAAAGGGCGAACTAGGTGTCCAGAGTGGCTTCGAGAAGTTCTTGGCTGGAGATGTATCTGCAGTAGAACTAGAAGACCGCATCCAGACAGCGCAGAATCGTGTAGTTAACTCTAACCCAGAAGTTGCTAGAGCACTTAAAGAATTTTATCCAGGTATCTCTAATGGAGATATCTTGGCTTACGTACTAGATCCTGCTAATGCTGTTGAGCAGATCAAGCGTAAGGTAACTGCTGCTGAAATTGGTGGCGCTGCAATTCAATCAGGACTTAAGACTGGTATGACTCGTGCAGAAGAACTAGCCGCTGCTGGTATTACTAAGCAGCAAGCACAGCAAGGTTTCCAGACAGTTGCAGAAGTTGCACCTCGCGGTAGCCAACTAGCAGAGATCTATAAGCAATCTCCATACACACAGCAAACAGCAGAGACTGAAGTCTTTGGACTTGCTGGATCAACAGAGGCTTCCAAGCAACGTAAGAAACTAACACAACTAGAAACTGCTGCATTTAGCGGCAGTGCTGGTTCAGGAGCCATAGCACGTGAGCGTGCTGGTAGTTTCTAAATAACAAGCCTGCCAACGGGACGACTGGTCCGTTGGAGTGAGATTAAAACCAGTAGCAAGAGCCACACCACTTTCCCCAAGGTGAATGTGAGGCTTGCGTCAATCTAACAAGAATGGGAGAAGGACCTATGTCCAACTATGACTACGAGGATGATGACTTCGAAATGGACTCATCAGGCAATGACCTTGTAAAACAACTGCGTAAGGCTACTAAGCAAAAAGACAAGGAACTGTCCGAACTAAAGGCACAGTTTGAAAGTCTTAACAAAGCGCAAAGAGAACGAGCAATCAAAGATGCCCTCGCAAGTCGCGGGGTAAACAGCAAAATTGCTGCATTTATCCCACAGGATATAGACCCAACTGAAGAGTCTGTATCTAAATGGTTAGAAGATTATTCCGATGTATTCGGGATTGAAACTAATCAGACCCAGGCAACACCTAACGTAAATCCAGCCGATGCTGCTGCATATAAGCGTATGACTAATACTGTCGAATCAGGAGTTTCTCCTGAACACAACGACAACATTATGCAGAAACTTATGAATGCAAATAGCAGAGAAGAACTGGATGATGTAATTAGGATGTCTGGACTCTAATCCGATCCTAAATAAGAAAGGCTAGACCCTAATGGCAATTCCAACAGGTACCCCCACCACCACGTCTAGCATCAGCAATCTAGTACAAGCAGCGTACGATCAATATGTCAGAATGGCATTGCGTTCAATCCCTGTTATGCGCTCACTTGCTGATGTTAAGCCAGTGCAACAGGCTATGCCAGGATCATCAGTTGTTTTCTCAATCTATTCAGATTTGGCTCAGGCTACATCTACATTGAGCGAAGCATCAGATGTTTCAAGCATTGCACTAGGTAACCCATCACAGGTTACAGTAACACTGAACGAATACGGTTCAGCAGTTACAACAACAAAGAAGTTAAACCTAACTTCTTTCAACGACGTTGATTCAGCACTTGCTGACATCATCGCGTACAACGCAGCAGACTCTATCGACAACGTAGTAGGTCAGGTCCTTTCATCAGGAACTAACGTGATCTACTCAAACGGTCCATCAGGAACTGCTCCAACATCATCAGCAACAGTTCTACCAGTAGACACAATGACAGTTGCGGACATCCGTAACGCTGTTGTATCACTACGCACAAACAAGGCATTGCCTCGTATGGGTGAACTATATGCTGCATACCTACACCCACGTCAGTCAGCCGATCTTCGCGCTGAAACTGGTACAGGTGGATTCCAGGAACTAACAAAGTACGTTGAGCGTACACCGTTCGTTGCTGGTGCAGTAGGCGTTATCGAAGGCGCTTTCATCGTTGAGACACCACGTGTTCTAAACGGTCTAAAGTTGGCTACAGGTATCACACCTACAGTTTCAATCACCAACGTTGCTTTGACAACAAACGTAGTAACTATTACTACAGCAGTTGCTCACGGTCTTGGCGTAGGTCAGGTTGTAACAGTTGCTGCTACAACAAACACAGCAGTCAACGGAACATACACAATCGCGTCTGTTCCATCAACAACAACATTTACCTATGCACTTACAGCATCTAACATCACATCAGTTGCTGACACAGGTACTGTTACATTCACCAACAACTACCGTGCGATTATCGCAGGTCGTGAAGCATTGGCTGAAGCACAGGCTGCAGACATCTCAACCGTTATCGGTCCAGAGATCGACGCACTACGTCGCTTCCGCACAATCGGTTGGTACTACTTCGGAGGCTTTGCACGCCTTCGTGAAGCAGCGCTCTATCGCATTGAGTCTGCTGCAACAAACGGATAATTCCGCTAGTGCACGGCAGGGGGAGGGGAAACTCTCCCTCTGTCACTTATGAAAGGTTGGATATGGCATACACACTAACAACTCCGTACCAGTGGCAAACTTGGGGTACTGATTACAATACCTTTACGCCTTACTCACGCCTTGCAGGTCGCCGTTTTAATGGTGGAACTATTGATGGTCCTATCGCACTTAGTATGACAGATGTAGCACGTGGTCAAACAATCATTGTTAATGGAACTACTGTTACTTTGTCATTGACTCCAAGCCAGGATGAATTGGCTGCTGCTAGTTACTACTTCCTTGGTGGACACGAGTATGAGATCAGTGATTACCAAGCACAGGTTCTTATCGATGCTGGCTACGGCGATTATGTGACACCAATAGTATGAGTTTACATAGACGAACAACGCACCTTGAGTATGTTGAAGGATGCTTCGGCTGCAAGATAGGTGAACTAGAGTTGAGCGTAGGTGCTGCTAATCACAGAGGAATACCTACCGCTAAGCAACACGATAGGGAACTACAGTCCTATTACGATGCAACACGACAAGGTATAGAACCACGTTCAACAAAGAGTAAAGATATAGATGCAGCAGTTCAACTTTCCAACGAGGCTGGTAAAGCATTCGATGGAATCTCAATGACATTTAAGGAGTAACAATGGAAAACTACGCAAAAATGGAATCAGACGAGTACATCACAAAGTACCCAACACCTGATAAGCAATACGAAAGTGCTATGAAGTACTGCACATACGAATCAATCCAGACAGGTGCAATGGGTAAGGCAGCCAAGTAATGAACAAGGCTGCTAAGAAAGCAAAGATTGCTAAGGTAATGAAAGAGTTTAAGGCTGGTACTTTGAACTCAGGATCTAGTAAAGGTCCAGTAGTTACAGGTCGCAAGCAAGCAGTTGCTATTGCAATGTCTCAGGCAAAAATGTCTAAGAAGAGAATGGGTAAGAAGAAGTAATGGCAAAGTCTCCAGCGTGGCAGAGAGCAGAAGGTAAGAACCCAAAGGGTGGCCTGAATGCAAAAGGTCGTGCCTCTGCTAAAGCGCAGGGGATGAATCTCAAGCCGCCAGTCAAGAAGGCTGAGGCTGCTAAGTCTCCTAAGTCTGCAGGACGACGCAAGTCTTTCTGTGGTCGTATGTGTGGGATGAAGGCCAAGAACACTTCTAATAAGACTGCTAGAGATCCGAACTCAAGAATAAACAAGTCGCTACGCGCTTGGGATTGTAGTTGCAAATGAAAAAGAAAGCAGCATTCTGGGATACAAAGAATCCTAAAGAGAAGTCAAAGAAATTAACGCCAGCACAAAAGGCAGCAGCAAAGGCAAAGGCTAAGGCAGCAGGACGACCTTATCCAAACCTAATAGATAACGCAGCAGCATCTCGTAAAAAGAAGAAGTGAGGTAAATAGGTGGCACTAGGACAATACGGTACAACGCTATTAGATGAACTGAATCGTCTGGCTAATGGTGGCACCTATCGAGCACCAAGTGAGATGGTTGACCAAGCGTTGGCTGCTCGTCAATGGGCAGCACAACGCTCAGTATCAACAAACTATACAGACACAGTGGGAGTTCTCAATGCGATTGCGGGTACGGCTAGTGATAATCGTCTTGATTACAATGGCGTATGTAATCTCATCGCTGGCACTTTTCAACTACCTGCAGCGCAGGCTCTCAGAGCGGTGTCATCTTGAGTGCTAAATACAACTTGGTCTGTGACCAAGCAACCACATTTAATTTTCAGTTCCAGATCAAGAACGACTCAACTCCTTGGGACTTGACTGGTTATACAGGAACTATGACTGTACGCCCATTCGTTGGTGCTCAAACTACAACTGTAGTAGCAAGTACTGCCAATGGTCGTATGGTTTTTACTGCACTGACAGGACGTATCAATGTAACTATTGATGCAACAACTACTGGTAATATTGCAGCAGGACGTTATTCGTATGATCTAGTATTAGATTCAGGCACAACAGTTACACGTATCCTTGAAGGCAAATTCGTAGTGACAGGAGCAGTAACCCAGTGACAACGATTATCGTTATTGAAAACATCACACCACAGGTTGGTGTAGAACTTTCCCAGGACCAAGGTCCACAGGGTGGAGTAGGCGCTACAGGACCATCAGGTCCAGCAGGGCCCACTGGCCCTATTGGTGCAACTGGTCCTACGGGAGTTACTGGCGCAACAGGTGCGACAGGAACGACAGGAGCAACAGGTGATACAGGAAGTACTGGACCGACTGGCCCGACGGGTGCCACGGGTCCTACTGGAAGTACGGGACCCACAGGACTTACAGGTCCAACGGGCGATACGGGAGTCACAGGTGCAACAGGACCTGTTGGCGCTACAGGAGTCACGGGAGTTACTGGACCTACGGGACCAGTTGGAGCAACTGGAACAACAGGAGCGACAGGTGCGACAGGACCTGCAGGTGCGACTGGCCCACAAGGGGTCACAGGCCCACAGGGTGTAACTGGAGATGTCGGCCCTACTGGTTTAACGGGCGCTACAGGCCCTGCAGGGGCTACAGGACCCATTGGAGCAACAGGTCCACAAGGTGTTACAGGAGATATTGGTCCGTCAGGACCTGCTGGTGCAACAGGCCCAGTAGGTGCCACTGGACCGCAAGGAGTTACAGGTGATGTTGGACCTACTGGTGTTACTGGTGCCACTGGCCCTGATGGGGCTACTGGTCCTGTTGGAGCGACTGGACCGATAGGTGCTACTGGACCTCAAGGCGTCACTGGCGATACAGGACCGACAGGTCCAATCGGTGCTACGGGTCCAGCAGGTGCAACAGGTCCTGAAGGTGCAACTGGTCCGACTGGACCGCAAGGCACAACTGGATCTACTGGTCCAACTGGTGCAACAGGAGCAACAGGTCCTGGTGCAGATGCGCTACCAATCGTTTTAATGCTAGGCGGGATGTAGGATTCTCGTATGAGATTCCACGTTATTAGCCTGCCACATACGCAAACAACTAAAGATTACGTCAACTGCGCCTATACCGAAAAGGTGAGACGCTTTTGTATAATGATGAAGAACCTTGGGCATACGGTCTATCTGTATGCCAGCGAGGATAACGAAGCACCGTGTGATGAACTGATTACTTGTATTACTAAAGAGCAGCAAGTAGAAGCACTGGCAGGTAAGCACTTCACAGAGGCAGAGTTTAATAACGCACTACCTCACTGGCAGATCTTTAATGGTAAGGCTATAGCAGAACTAGGCAAGCGCCTAGAGAAGAAAGACTTTATCTGCCTTATCGGTGGAGCAAGCCAGGAACCTATTGCTAAGGCTTATCCAAACCACATCAGCGTAGAGTTTGGTGTGGGTTACGGTGGAGTATTTAGTAAGTACAAAGTGTTTGAATCCTACGCTTGGATGCACAGCATCTATGCAATGTTTAAGAACCCAACGCTAGTAGATGGAAACTTCTATGATGCGGTAATCCCAGGATACTTAGAGCCTGAGATGTTTCCATTGCAGGAAAAGAAAGAAGATTACTACCTATACGTAGGACGTATGGTAGATCGCAAAGGTATCGGAATTGCTCAGCACGTCTGTAAAGAGATGGGCTTGAAGTTAATTATGGCAGGACCTGGTAAAGACCCAAAGATTGAGTATGGCGAATGGGTTGGACCAGTTGGTCCTGAAGAACGTGCAAAGTTAATGGGCGGTGCTACTGCCTTGTTTGCACCAACGCTTTACATAGAACCTTTCGGAAATGTAGTTATCGAAGCACAGACCTGTGGAACTCCAACGATTACCACAGACTGGGGAGCATTCACAGAAACTAATCCACAAGGTGTTACTGGATACCGTTGCAGAAATGCAATGGAGTTTGCAGTAGCAACAGAGTGGGTTAAGAGTTTAGACCCAGTAGCAATACACAAGCGAGCAGTATCTCTGTACTCCTTAGATGCTATCGCACCACAATATGAACAATACTTCGCAAGACTTCTCACACTATGGGGAGATGGCTGGTATGAAAGGAAATAATGCCAACACTGAACGAACTGGTGGACGAGGTAAAGGCTAACTTACAAGGTTACGCTTTACGTCAAGACCGTATTACCTATGTTGCTAACCCTGCTGGTTTAACAACCACTAGCACATCTATCACCGTTGGCTCATCTTCTAACTTAGCCAAAGGTATTATTGAAGTTGATGATGAACTAATGTGGATTGATTCCTTTGACAAGGCTAATAACGTAATGAACGTTATCCCAGGCTTTGGTCGTGGATATCAAGGAACTACAGCATCGCCTCACTCACAGTATGCACCAGTAACTCTATCTCCAACCTTCCCACGTAACTCTATTAAGAAGGCTATCAACGATACGATCAACAGTTTCTATCCTAAGTTGTGGATTATTAACTCTTACACATTTACCTTTAACGCATCTCAGGTTACATACCCATTGCCTGATGACTGCGAAGGTGTCCTATTTATCTCTTGGCAAACCACTGGTTCTAGCCAGGAATGGCTACCAGTAAATCGCTGGCGCTTAGATGGTATGGCAAATGCTGCCACCTTCAACACAAACAATACAATTAACATCTATGAAAACGTACAACCTGGTCGTACAATTCAGGTTTGGTATACCGCCACGCCGAACACTCTTGACGCAAATACAGATGATTTTTCTGACGTATCTGGTCTACCAGATTCTTGCAGCGATGTGGTCGTACTCGGCGCATCATACAAACTACTGTCTTATCTTGACGCTGGACGAATCAATCTCTCTAGTGCTGAAGCCGATCTAAACGATTCCAAGTTACCATCATCTGCAGGTGCTGCAGCATCACGTTACATCTTTGCCCTCTATCAACAGCGTCTGAATGAAGAAGCGTTGAAGTTGGCAGACAAGTATCCAATAAGAATCCACTATACCCGTTAGGTAAGGAAAGCCAATGACTCGCAAGTATTCGTCTATCAGCGTTGAAACAACGCTGGCTTCGACAATTTCTAACAGTGCAACCACTATGACTGTAGCCGCTGGTACTGGTTCTGCCCTTATGGGTGGAGTCACGCTGGCAGCAGGCAACGTAGACCAGTTTACAGTTGCACTCGATGTTGATACACAGAATGAAGAAGTAGTATTTATTACAGCAGTATCTACCGACACCTTTACTATTGTTCGTGGTCGTGCTGGAACATCTGCTATCTCTCATACTGGCGGTGCTACCGTTAAGCACGTATTAACTTCTGATGACCTTAACTTCTACACAGCAGGTGTGGCAACAGCAGATGCAGCAATTCCTAATGCAATCGTTACAGCCAAGGGCGACATTATTGCAGCAAGTGCAAGTGCGGTACCAGATAACCTTGCCGTTGGAACTAATGGACAGGTGCTGACTGCAGATTCTGCAGCAACACTGGGAGTTAAGTGGGCTACGCCTGCAACTGCAGATCTAACAATCAACGCTAAGACTGCTAACTACAGCCTAGTAGCAGGTGATGTTAATAAGTTAATCACTATGAGCAGTGCTTCAACAACAACACTGACAGTGCCTAATGGAGTTTTTACAACGGGCCAGCAGATTAACGTACAGCGCCTTGGAGCAGGAGCAGTCCAGATTAGAAACGATGGAACTACTGTTCTTACATCAACTGGTTCTACATCAACAGCCCCAGACTTACGCGCTCAATTCAGTGCAGCAACCATTATCTGTACATCAAGTAACAACTTCACAGTGATTGGGGATCTATCCTAATGCCAGCCTATAAAGTACTAGCGCAGTCAGCGCCTAGCGCTGCAACTGCTACAACGTTGTTAACAGCAACTAGCGCAACTATCGTATCTACACTACAGGCAGCAAACCGTGGTGGTACACAAGATTCCCTTCGTATTGCAGTGCGCCCAGCAGGTGCAACTCTTGCTAATGAGCACTACATCGCATACGACGTACCGCTTGCTGCAAATGCTGTGCTATCGCTACAGGGTGGTATCACATTGGCTAACACAGATGTTATTACCGTGTACTCAACAAGTGGTAATACCTCATTCTCAGCATTCGGATCGGATGGCAACTAATGGCTATTAACATTGTAGGTGGCACAGTCAGTCCATCAACACCGTTGACTATTGACGCAAAAACTGGAACTACTTATACCTTTGTCTTGCAAGATGCTAACAACGAACTGATTACAGCAAGCAACGCATCTGCTCAGACTTACTCAATCCCAACTAACGCATCTGTTGCATTCCCAATCGGAGCACAAATCAACATCATCCAGATTGGTGCAGGTCAGGTAACTATTCAAGCAGTTACATCTGGTACAACAACTATTCTTTCTAACGGAGCAACTGCTGCAGCACCTAAACTACGAGTGCAGTATTCATCTGCAACTTTAGTTAAGGTAGCAACAGATGCCTGGTATGTGATTGGAGATATTGCCTAATGCCTATTCTCGGAATCTTTGCATCTTCTATTTCAGGTTCTAAAGCAGGAATACTCGTTGACTACCTTGTCGTTGCAGGTGGTGGCGGTTCAGGTAATGGTGGAAGTTGGAACGCTGGCGGTGGAGCAGGCGGTCTTCGTTCAACTGTAACCGCAACTGGCGGAGGCGGATCATTAGAGACTGCATTAACTCTTGCATTAAATACTCCTTATGCTGTAACAGTCGGCGCTGGTGGTGCTGCTGGAGTTAACGGCAACAATTCAGTGTTTTCTACCATTACATCTATTGGTGGCGGTAGGGGTGGAAAAGATGCAAATGGCATTGAATCCACTGGTGCATCTGGCGGTTCAGGCGGTGGTGGTTCTGCTAATACTTATGCTGGTGGCGCAGGAACTGCCAATCAAGGTTTTGCTGGCGGTACAGGTTCAGGCTCTAACAACGGCGGTGGTGGTGGTGCTGGTGGTGTTGGTGGCAATGCTTCAGGTGCAACCACTGGAGCAGCAGGTGCAGGTTTAGCAGTAGCGATTACTGGTTCATCCGTAACTTATGCAACTGGTGGTGCTGGTGGAAATAGTGCAGTAGCAGGAACAAGCAATACAGGTAATGGTGCTACTGGTAGCGGTTCAGGTGCTACTACAGCAGCAGGTGGTTCAGGAGTTGTCATAGCCCGTTACTCAGGCACTACACAAAGAGCCTACGGCGGAACTATAACTACTTCAGGTGGCAACACAATCCACACATTTACCTCTTCAGATACTTTTTATACTGGTGCTGCAGGTGCAACTGGTGGAACTATTACAATGCCAAATTATCCTGTCTTTATTCACACATTTAATTCTTCAGGCACATTCACTCCATCTGCAAACCTTACTGCTAACTATCTTGTAGTAGCAGGTGGCGGTGGTGGTGCTAATGACAACGCTGGCGGTCTTGCTGGCGGTGGTGGTGGAGCGGGTGGACTTCGCTCCACAGTAACTGCTACAGGCGGTGGCGGTTCTTTAGAGTCTGCGCTATCTCTTACAAATGGAACTAATTACACAGTAACTGTTGGTGCTGGTGGACCAGCAGGTGCAAATCGTGGAGATGTTATACCCAATGGCAGCAATTCTGTATTTGGTACAATCACAAGTCTTGGCGGTTCTGCTGGTTTAAGTAACGGTGCAAGTCAAGTCACAGGCGGTTCAGGCGGTGGTGGTATTGGTTATCAATTTAGCGGCGCGGGTTGTGCTGGTACAGCAAATCAAGGTTACGCGGGTGGTTCGGTTGTTCCATCTGCCGATACACCAGGCGGTGGTGGTGGTGGTGCAGGAGCAGTAGGTGGAAACTCAAGCGGCGGTGGTGGTAATGGTGGCGCTGGAGTTGCGACTTCTATTTCAGGTTCATCTGTTACATACGCAGGCGGTGGCGGTGGAAGTGGAATCACACCACAAACAGGTGGTACTGGTGGCTCAGGCGGTGGCGGTAGAGGTGCAGGAAATGCCATTTCAAGCGTTGCTGGTACAGTAAATACAGGCGGCGGCGGTGGTGGTGGTTCTCTTGGTTATGCGGCAAGCGCAGGCGGATCAGGCATCGTTATTGTTTCCTACACACTAGCCAAAGCGTTTGGTGGAACAGTTACTAATACTGGAACTCACTGGGTTCATACATTTACAAGTTCAGGAACATTTACTCCTACGCAATCATTAACTGCTGACTACTTAGTAGTTGCAGGTGGTGGTGGTGGTGGTTACGCCAACAAGGGTGGTGGCGGTGGAGCGGGCGGTTTACGTTCTACAGTTACCGCAACTGGTGGAGGCGGATCATTAGAAACGGCTCTATCTCTTACTGCAACAAACTACACAGTTACTGTCGGTGCTGGCGGTGCTGGTGCGATTACTGTTGATACTAACGTTGGAACAAACGGTAGTAATTCAGTGTTCAGCACTATTACATCAACTGGTGGTGGCTATGGTTCAAGTGCTAGATCTGGTCCAGGAAATACATCTGCTGGTCCTGGTGCTGCTGGTGGTTCTGGTGGTGGCGCTGGTGTTGGATTTGCAGTTTCAAATGTTGGTGGTGCTGGTACAGCAAACCAAGGTTATGCAGGTGGTGCAAATAATGGCGCAAGCGATTCTGCTTCAGGTGGTGGCGGTGGTGCTGGCGCAGTAGGTGCTAACGCAACATCAACTGTAACTGGCGCTGGTGGTGCAGGTGTTGCAGTAGCGATCACAGGCACATCTGTTACTTACGCTGGCGGCGGTGGAGGTGGCGGTAACGTTTCTTCAGGCGGCGCAGGAGGTGCAGGTGGTGGTGGTAGAGGTTATTCAAGTGTGCAATCACCAAGTTCAGGTACTGCTAATACAGGCGGTGGTGGCGGTGGCGGAGGCACAGGAGCAAACAATAATGGTGGCTCTGGTATAGTTATTATCCGTTACCCAGTATAAGGAGATCCAATGACTAAAGATAACGTAACTAAAATTAAAGAAACAAAGCAAACACAATGCTTCTCATATGAAGTAGTGATGTTAGTTCACATTATTGCAGATGATGAGGTAACAGCCAAGTCTCAACTTGATGAAAAGGGTGGCATTGTGACAAAGCGCGAAGTCAAGTTAGTAAATACAGCAACGCTTTACGGCGAAGAAAAGGATAAGTAAATGGCACATTTTGCTAAAGTAGTAGATGGAGTTGTCGAGCAGGTAATCGTTGCAGACACCAAGGAATGGTGTCAGGCAAACCTTGGCGGTGAGTGGGTACAGACTTCCTACAATACACACGCTAACCAGCACCCAGAAGGACGACCACTACATAAGAACTATGCAGGCGTTGGTTACACTTGGGACGGTACAGGATTTGCAGCACCTAAGCCATACGAATCTTGGACACTAGATACTGAGACTTATGTATGGAACGCTCCAACTCCAATGCCAGTAGAAGAAGGCAAGTTCTTTAATTGGGATGAAGCAACCCTAGCGTGGGTTGAAGTAGAACTTCCTGCTTAACTTTTAATCTTACAGACCTGAACAAGTCTCTAAACTGTTCATATTTTTATGCCAACTTAAAGGAGTGTAGATGCCATACGGCGATGATATTACCGAGGGTCTGGTCTATACCCTTTCCAACCCTGCAGGATCTACCAACTATTCAGCAACTGGTGAAGCCTACGATGTAGCAATCGGCGGTCTTCCTTTCTTCTTGATGAATAGTGACGACTCACCATATCGTCGCGTAACAGCGCAGTACCGTAAGCAACAGATTGACCAGAGCCGTGAGCCTGGTGAGCAGACGCTTACTGGTTGGTGGCTACGCTCTCAGTCTTCATTCCACTACGGACAAGGCATCAAGTTCTTTGAACCTATCCAGGATGAGTCACTACGCTTCCAGTACACAGAGTCTAAGGGCATTGATGTCTGGACTAAAGGACAAGCAACACTGCTCAAGTCTTGTGTCAGCCAGCACGTAGTTACTGGTGGTATTCAGGCCAATGGTCGTCCGTGGCAAATGATGCGTTCTATCCAATGGACCACAAACAGTATCAAGTACGACGGTGTACTTCTTACAGATGAGTACGATGTAGATAAAGTCTTTCCAAAGATCACAGTATCTATTACTAACAAAGCCCTTACTACAAATGTAGCAACGCTGACAACCAGTGCAGTACACGGTCTATGTACTGGTATGGAGATTGTCATTACTGGTGTGGATGCTACCTTCAATGGTACCTATACCATTACAGCGGTGCCAACAACTACCACCTTTACCTATGCAAAGACTGCTTCTAACGTTGCATCTACCCCAGTTAGCCCAGCAGGTACAGGCGTAGCAGAGATTATCCACTTCATTGATTACAACTCAGGATCAGACTACCCAGTATTTGCTATCTGTGATGATGGAGTCAACGCTTACTGGGTTACCAATAAATTAGTTGGCGCAAACCAAAGACTTACTGTGTTTAAGAAGCCATTAACTGGTGACTCAACTACTGCAGAAACTCAAATGTTCCAGTCAACTACGGTTGCAACTACCAACGCTGTTATGGAATACACCAAAGAACGTATCATTATGTGCGTCAATGATTCAGTCTATGAGTTTCCAACTAACCAGTCATCTATGCCTACTGCCGTCTATACACACAGAGACCAAGACCATATCTTTACTAGCGTTACCTCTAGTGGTGCTGCTATCTACATCTCAGGATACTCAGGTATCCAATCTAATATCTATAAGTTTACTCTGACTACAGCAGGTGCTATGCCTACACTGACCAGTGCTATCACTGCAGCAGAACTACCAGTAGGTGAGATTGTATTTAAGATTGCTTACTACCTTGGCAATATGGCTATTGGCACCAACCAAGGTATGCGTATGGCAGATGCTAGTCAGTTAGATGGTTCTATTACCTACGGTGCTTTGATTTTTGAATCAGACCAACCAGTCTTTGACTTTGGTTTCCGTGATAGATACATCTGGGCAGCATCTGGTGTGGATGGTCAGGTCGGTGTAACTCGTATTGATATGGGTCAACCACTAGGCAACCTACAATTCCCGTATGCCTATGACTTATATGACCCAGCAGACACGCTAACCCACTACACAACAGCCTGTGCTTTCCTTGGTGATACCAACCGCCTTGCATTCTGCAACGCTGGTAATGGAACAGACGGAACTATCTACATTGAATCAGCATCTACTCTATTAGCAGAGGGCTTCTTGCGTACAGGTTATGTACGCTACAACACACTAGAACTAAAGATCTATAAGTTAATGCAGGCTCGTGTAGATACCACTAATGGTGGACTTAACATTGATTCTATTGACTATGCAGATAACTTCTTCCGCATCGGTACCTTTGCTCAGGAATCTACTGTGCCAGAGGTTAACATCAACTATCCACAGGCATCTCAAGAGTACCTTGGCTTCCAGTTCACACTGACTCGTTCATCTACTGATGTAACTAAGGGACCATTGTTTACTGGTTACCAGATCAAGGCACTGCCTGCTATCCCACGTCAGAGACTTATCCAGTATCCATTGTCTTGCTTTGACCACGAATCAGATCACTTCGGCGTAGAGGTTGGCTATGAAGGCTCAGCATACGTTCGTATGAGCCAACTAGAAAACATTGAAAACGTTGGTGACACCATCCGTGTTGAAGACTTTAGAACTGGTGAGTCTTACATTGGACTTATCGAAGAGATGGACTTTAGAAATGCAACACCTTCGGATAAGCGATTCAGCGGATATGGCGGATTGCTCTTAGTAACCATTAGGACGGTCTAATGCAGGCACAAGACTACGCAACAATTGCTGTTGCAGTATGCACAATCATTGGTGGCTTTGTTGGCGCAGTGCGCTGGCTTGTTAAGCACTACCTCAATGAACTCAAGCCTAATGGTGGTTCAAGCGTTAAAGATTCTATTACTAGATTAGAAACCAAGGTAGAGATTTTATACCAGATGATGCTACAAGAGGGAAAGAAGTGAACGATGAAACCTGTTGCAAAGAAAGCCACGCCTGCCGCTATTGCTGTCCTTCGACAAGCCACAGCGATAGCGCCTTTACGCAAGAAAGTATCCGATGGATTACTACCGAGCAAGGCGCACATCAATCAG